CTTTGGGGGGTGTGACTTCTTCTTGTTTATCTTCCTGTAAAAGACTAGCTGCCAACTCTTGCTTTTGTTCAGGAGTAAGAAGTTGCAACATTTTTTGCACTAGATCTTCAGTCATTATTTTCTCCTAGCCATATTTGTTAATATTTCTGCCATCTTAATTATTCTATTGTTTTTGCCTTCTAGTGTTCTAACCCTAGCCTCTGCATGATTTTTAATCTTCAATATCTCAGACGCAAGTGGGTTTTCTTTTATAGCAGAGTAATACTTCTCTTGCCATTTGGAGTATTGTCCCCCATACTGATTCATTGTGCTACCTATTATAAACCAAACAGAAGATTCTGCCCACTCTAAAGTATTTTTTTCTTTAGCTTTTGCCGTCTCTATATATTCTGCATACGCATAAAGTTTAAAGGCGTACATGTTACAAGTTTCTGCACTCCAAGATTTTATTACCTCAAAGTCTGCGTTTAAAGCCTTTTCTGCATCTTCCGGCGGCTCAACTTCTACTAGATACTTAGAGCTTTTCCAGTCTTCCACTGCTTGTAAAAATTCTTCTAGCTTTTGCTGTCCGTTCAACAAGGTTGCCACCTCTTTCCAAATAGTTGTTCATACATATCCAAGTCTGGTTGCAATAGCTGAGTTGCTTTTTTAATTACTTCTTTAGATTGATAATGATAATTCTTTTTATAGTTATTTACATTAATCCTTCTTAATGGACTAGTTAATTCAAAGTTTTTCTGAAGTCCAACTAGTAAATTTTCAAAATCAATAACTAAATTAACATCAATTTTGCCATCATTAGTAAACCAGTGAGATTGCAAACACTCTCCTGTTTCATAGAAGTTATTTATAAACCAGCTAAAAGTAGTTGCCTTTTGTTTGTTTTTAAACTCATACATAGAAACTAGCCAATTATATGGCTCTCTCATTACTGCAAAGCTAGTATAGTCATCATAATCTTTGAATTTATCTCTTAACTGTTTACATGTCGCGTGTCCTTCGTCGTCGTCCCAATAATATACATTTTTAGTAGGTATTCCAAAAAGAATTTCTGCCTGTTGAAGATTGCTAAGTCCTACCATACAATCTGTTATGGAAGTGCCGCCAGTTTTAGGAGTGTGGACAAATATTATTTTATTATCATGATTAACAAACGCTGTCATATTTTACTCTTCCATTCTTCTTCTGTTTCATTATAATTTAATTGTACCAATCTTATTTCATTCAGCTTGCACCATTCTGCCTTGCTTCTATCTCTTGCCTGCGCTTTAAAAAAGGCCAGCTTACTATCAAAATGATAAGCGTTAAATCGAAAATGTTGTTCACCATGAACTTCTACAATTAGATTTCTGTTTGGTATATAGAAATCTGCACGAAGACACTTGCTTCTTATTGTTTTTGTTCCGGGTAAAGTAACCTCTTCCAATATTCTATCATGCGGAAAGCATGAGTCAAGCACCGTTTTTGCCTTTTGGTGTAATTTAGACCTCTTACCGCCGCCCGTTTTCGGATTCCAAGTATACTCGCGAGCGTCTAAACCTATTACCTTCAAGCTAGCGCCTCTTTTATCATCGACTCTAGATTATCTACATGTTCAGGCTTTTCTTTTAAAAGATTATAAACCTTGTCTTGCCCCTGCAACTTTCCTTCCCAAAGAGACTCACAAGAAAACCAAGCTCCTGATTTATCAATAAACCCTAGATCTAAAGATAGTTCAAGTATCTCTTGGGTTCTGTCAATTCCATGACCGTATCTGATATAGCTTTGAACCTGACCTCCCGGTGGACCCATAGATGAGCAAATAATTTTCCAATTTACAATCTGACCAATTCTATTTTTATTAGCGTCCTCCCAAGGTTTTATTGCTGGAGTTTTTTCGCCGCCACCAGCAATTTCCATCCTAGTATCCGCTTGATACTGAATTTTTGTACCGCCGTCTGATAGCTTGGCTTTCCCAAAACCTCCTGTGTTTGCAATATAATGAGTTATAGCAATTACAAGACCTCTCTGACGAGGTAAAAGTTGTCCGATCTTTTTTGTAAAGATAGACAAAACTTTAGGAAGACCCGCGCGCCCCGGAGTAAAATCTCCATCCAGTTCTTTTTCTGGAATTAGCGAAGATATAGAATCAATTATTAATACAGCACCGTGATTTACAGGATCACTCATTAGCTGGTACGCCCATTTTAAAAGCTCTTCCGCAGGCAGCGGCTTATCTTCGGGGCCGATTATCTGAATTTTCTCAGGATCAAATCCGTCTACCTGAAAGTTCATATCTTTCAGGCGACCTTCAGCATCCACATAAATTATAGGTCTGCCTTCTTTTTGACAGTTTGCGGCGATCTGCATAGCTGTTGTAGTCTTACCGCTTTTAGGATCTCCGGTTAGAGTGAGCCAGCAACCCTCTCTGATACCACCGCCCAGCGCTAGATCAATAGCGGGACTAACAGAGATAGTTTTATAATTACTTTTTTCTTCCAATACCTCTGCACCGGTTTTTAATATATTGCCATATTTCTTTATATCATTTTTCAAGTATTCAGGTACTTTATTTTTTGCCATCTGTATCCCTAAGTTTTGATAGTAGTGTTTTACTTTTGTTCTTTTTCTTTGGTTTATACTTCGTATCTTCAGCTATCTCAATAATCTTCTTTGGTCTTTGCTCTTCTATTTTAAGTTCCTCAGAGCGTTTAGCCACACCCTTTTCTACAAAGTCTGTTATTAAAACAAACTTTTTTGATTTGTGCAAAAAGCCCAAGGAGTAAACGTTTCTACCGCTTGGGCTATTAAGATAAGATACTAGAGATTTTTCTCCATACTTTTTTATCAGCTTAGAAGCTAATCTTATTTGAGTTTGATATTCTTCTTTTTGCGACTTATTCCAAAATTTAAATTCAAGACTTCCCTTGTTTTCTCGCTCTCTTTTTCTCAAGCATACCATTTCAGCACAATATTGCGCCGCACTACACGGCTGGCTCGTTGATATACTTTTGTACTTCTGGGTGTTTGGTTTTTTCTGAGCCATTTTTAAATATCATGTATTTAACATTATCTTCTGTGACAGATCTAACAGACTCAGCCTTTTCAAATTGATTGTAGGGCCAAGTGTATTTTGCAACATCAATAGCAGAGCAGTCATCTCGCAAAAGGCAGACTGTTAACGTTTGAAAAGACGTAGAGTGACTACCATCCATAGCCTGATCTTTGGCTATTCCTCTCATTACGGCAAGACCATCTAAACCGTTAGGGTCTTCAAAAAAGACTTTGGCGGGAGCGCCGAACATATGTAGTTCGATTTTAGTTGGTATCACATCGTTGTCCCTACAGTACTGGGACAATCTCAGCCAAGGATTTTCTAGGTCTGGCCTATCGTAGTCGCCGTAAACCCGTTCTCCGTTTGATAAAGTTACAATCCAACTAATCATAAGATGCTCCATTATAAGCCTTCTCATGTAGCCGTCTCTTTTTGTGCATACCACTTTAATTCTCCTTTATCTTATGAATAACCCCGCTGTATCTTTGGGGTGATGACGCTTTTTTTCTGGATTCGTCTGCTGCCATAGAAGCCGCCTCTGTCATGATTGTTGCAACTTTGTTTGAGTCTCTTGCGTATAGATTAGAAGCGCTTGGAGCTTGTGGATCTTTATTAATAGTTTTTAAATGTTTTGATATTGTTGACTCTGATCTGTCAAGATCTTTAGCCAAAGCAGAAACTTCTGACTGGCTGTTATTTTCAATATAAAATTTTTCAGCTTTTGAAAGCGGACCTTTCTTCATTTTATTTCTCCATTACTAGTCTTCTAGCTCTTGTAAAGTACAGATTGTTTTTAGTTTTCAAATATTTAATGTAAAAAGCAAAACAGTCTTTTGAAACTTTTTTAAATCTTCTGGTTGTTGAAGATGATCTTGTGAAGCGGTCATTGTAAGCGTCAATTATTTCTGCCCTATCATAAAGTATGTAGTGCGATTCAGAATCGTCAACAATTACACGATAAGCAAACGCTTCTTTTTCTTCTACGCTAGCGGCAGATTTTCCAAAGTATTGTTTATCCACCCGCTGCGGGTCTGGCAAGTCAAGATCAGACACATCTTCGTTTTCCCATCTAGCCATTTAAC